AGAGTTTTATAAACTCTTTAGCATCAGATGGGTGTTCTTGACTAGGTTCGAATCCTAGCGTCCCTACCAATATTACAGGAGAAAGTGATGCCATATATTGATACTACGATATGGATAGATGATGAAGATATGACTACTCAAGACCTCGATGATTATGCTGATGATGAGCTTATCGCAGAAATTAAGAGTCGTGGTTATTCTGTCTGGGAAAAACAGTTAGAAAAAAGTCCACTTTCAGATTTAGCATCACTGTATACGACTTTCCAAACAATGGATCGAGATTATTTTGAAAAAGAACTAAAGAAGTTCTTTCGCGAAACCTTAGACGTTAGTATATACTAATTGGACCTGTAGCTCAATGGTTAGAGCCATCCGCTCATAACGGATTGGTTGTAGGTTCGAGTCCTACCGGGTCCACCAACACACAGAAAGATATCATGAAGTTAGCATTTAACACGACAAAGTTTATAGAAGACATCGAGACGATGCATCAGATAAGCAATACCGAATATATAGATGCCATAGTCGAATGGTGTGCCGAGAATAAAGTTGAAGTTGAATATGCTGCCTCCTTCATACGAAAAGATCCAGTCTTTAAATCAAAAATCTTGATTGAGGCAGAGAACCTAAATTACGTAAAAAAGAATGCCAAGCTCCCTTTTTAGTGTACATTTATTGAATTATATGCTATAATGTACTATAATATGGAGCTGTACGATGAAAATCAAGGTATCTGGCAAAGCTAAGAATGTGCAAAGCAAACTTATTGTCAAGGCAGTAAAGTTTTATGGTGAATATTTACTCGGACCTCGCTTGTATGACAAGATTGACCTCAAGATCCATGTCTCCAAGAGATTTCTGAAAAAAGGAATCGACGGCTACTGCGATTGGATGGACAAGAACTCTTCTCCTAGAGAATTTGAGATCACTTTACGACCTTCGCTGAGTGAGGAAGCAGTTCTAATGCTATTAGCTCACGAGATGGTCCACCTTAAGCAATTTGCTAAGAATGAGATGAAACACTACTCCAGAAATAATGCTATCAACTATAAGGGTAAGATCTTTGCAGATGATACAGACTATTGGGAACGCCCGTGGGAAATAGAAGCTTATGGCCGCGAGCGCGGACTCTATCACAAATTTATCAACTCACTTAAATGAGTTGTATAAATACCATAGAGCGTTATACTGCTCTATACAATAATATTATCAATATTAACAATACGGAGAATATAAATGGTTAATTTCGCAGAACTAAAAAAGATGTCGGGTAAAAGCTCGCTCGATAAACTCACCGCAGAGCTCTCAAAGCTCAATGGTGGTAGTGGTGGCGGTGATAACAAGAAGGACGAGCGCCTCTGGTATCCCAACGTAGATAAAGCGGGAAATGGATACGCAGTCATTCGCTTCCTCCCACCTCCTGAAGGTGAGGATATGCCATTCGTTCGCATCTTCGAGCACGGATTTAAAGGTTCTACTGGATCGTGGTATATCGAAAATTCACTCACTACTCTCGGAAAGCCTGATCCCGTCGGCGAACTCAACTCGCAATTGTGGAATTCTGGTCTCGACTCCGATAAGGAAATTGCTCGTTCTCAGAAACGCAAGCTCAACTTCATCTCTAACATCTACGTCATCACTGACCAGCAGAATCCAGAGAATGAAGGAAAGGTATTCCTGTTCAAATATGGCAAGAAAATCTTTGATAAGCTAAATGAGACGATGAATCCTGAATTTGCAGACGAAGAAGCTATGAATCCCTTCGACTTCTGGAAGGGTGCAAACTTCAAGCTCAAGATTCGCAATGTCGAGGGCTATCGCAACTACGATAAGTCGGAATTCTCTTCTCCATCTACATTCATGGAAGACGACGTCGAGATGGAAGCAGTGTGGAAGAAGCAGCACTCGCTGCAGGCTTTCCTCGATCCGAAGAACTTTAAGAGCTACGACGAACTGAAGACTAAGCTCAATCGAGTTCTTGGATTGGATAATCCAGTGGCTATGGCTCGCAAAGAAGCGGTCAATGTAGTTGCTAAGGCTAAGGCAGAGGATCTCCCATGGGCAGAGGAAGCCGAGGCTCCGGCAATTAAGTCCCGTTCTGCTGCTTTTATTGCAGATGACGACGAGGATGGGTTGGAGTTCTTTAAGAACTTAGCTCGATAATATCTAATTAAGAGAGGGAAGCGAAAGCTTCCCTTTTTTTATATGATGTAACCCTGGTTTGCTAAGAATCTCTGCTTAGCAGTTATAGCTTCTGGGCTTATGACTGACTTTGACTCTTTTCCGCCTAGCGAATTAATATTATTGACGATGCTCTTCTTAGATGCAGTTCCATTATTTCTATTTGCAACTTCAGTAGCTACTGACATTCCAGAAATGTCTTTTCCAGGATTCTTGTCTGTAGTGACTACAGTTCCTCCCTTATCTCCCTTTGCATACTCGGCTGCCTTCTGCATTCTGGCAGTACGTGCAAGTCCTTTGGACCTCTCGTAGTAGATGTCTACTGCAGCAGCTGCTGATATTGCATCAGTCGTATTTCTCAGCATGTCTCCTGCTTTCTTTTCAGGCCCATTCAATTCATAGTTGACGAACCCGAGTTGCTCCTCGAACGTAGATTCCCTGATATCTTTACCTGCCCATTCCCTGAATATTGCTTGCCTATCTGGGTGCCACTGCGCGATGCCGTAAGCAGCTCCATTGTCTCCAAGTACGTTAGTCTTGAATCCCGACTCGATCTCGAGATTTGCAGCGATTCCTATAGCCTGTTCCCTAGTCCATCCCTTTGATACGAAGAAGTTTATAGCTTGCTCTGCGCTTCCAGTAGCTTCCACGCCCTTTACACTATTCATGTCTATGCTTGGGGTGTATGAATTTCCTCCCAATGAGCCAGATAGACTCGCATACGATGTCAATCCCGACCTAGAATTTCCAGTTCTATTGCCGTTAATGGACGAACCTATTCTAGAGAGTTGTCCGCCGCCTCCTTGACCGGATATCATCGATCTCAGATTCGAAGACTGCTTATTTTCACCGGTTCCAGTTCCAAAGTCTATGCTCTTTCCATTGAATATGAGGTCCTTAGAATTGAACGTGAGTTCCCCTAATTGCCCTTCACGTGTTTGAGCATTAAGCGGTATGATAAATTCTGTTCCATGAAGAGTTACTGGATAACCAGATAATGGTCCTACAGATAAGCCACCATCCGAGAATCCCGTGAGGCGTCCTTGTTCGTCGAACATTCCCGGAAATTGCTTATTTGCATCAGATGCATACTGTGGCATATCAGCTTCAGATGAAGCTAGTGCATTACTGAGTGAGTTTACTACGTAATCAGTTAGAGCTGCTACGGTACCTTCGGGAATAGGAATTGTCAATGCGATTACAACACCGGCTACTATACCTGCCGGTATTGTAACTAGATCTGCGAGTCCTCCACCAAAAATGGCTCCTACTATTGCTCCTATAGCTGCTCCTATGACTTCACCAATTATAGTAGATACAACTATTATTCCATACAGTTCAACTAGTTGGGAAACTATATTAAAGCATTTTTCATTTACATTTTTATCTTTATGGTATATCAACATTCCCATTTCATATACTGCCATAACTACTTCTTTTATAATAATTATTCTCATAACGACATCAGCCGCCGCGGCTCCAGCACTGAAAATGAGAGCTGCAGCCTTTGATCCTATTCCAGGTGTAAATTTGACTAGTGGATTAGCACGATTCGGAAGCTTAGGAAGACTTCCAAGCGTAGCACGTCTAATATCGTTAAGCCTGCTAGGGGTTTTTGGTGCCGGCACCGGTGCCTTTTGGGCTTGAGGTTTAGGTATCTCCGGCCGAGTCTCTACGCGAGTAGCCATTTTTTCAAGTGGTTTACCAGATTTAATCTCTGCCATCATCTCAAAACTTGATCGCAGTCCTAATTTGGCAACTGTACTCCTTGGTATAAATTTATTACTATTAGTGGGATCACTCCAATTACGTGTTTCTGGACGAAACTCCATTCCACTGGCTGAATCAACTATTTTAGCTTTTTTAACTGCTACTTTTTCAGCTGCTACTTTTTCAGCTGCGACTTTTTCAGCTGCTACTTTTTCAGCTGCTACTTTTTTTGCTTCTTCTACAACTTTATTAGCATCAGTCGGTCTATTCGAATTAGACTCAATCTGTTTAGTTTCCTTTATTGCATCATTTTGATTTTTTAATCTTTCCTCAGCAGCCATTCTCTC